TCAGAGAGCGGAGGGGGCGACCTTCGGAACGCTCAGGTCGTAGATGTCGAGCATGGACTCGTCGCGGTGGCCGCTGGCTTCCTGCTTGTCGGCCCGGGTACCAGGGGTGTCGGTGATGCCGCGGCGCTTGAGGTCGTGCAGGCCGAAGCGCTGCTCCGCCGTGATGACGCCGGCCGCGATCGCGTTACGCATGAAGCGGTTCCAGGCGGTGTCCAGGCCGGACTTGCCCAGCGGCCCGCCGTGGTCGGCGGTGATGATGAAGCGCTTCTCCGGGAGCACTGGCACCGCTGTGCCCCGGGCTTTCCACACCTGGGCGCGTCGCGCCTTCGCGGCATCCCAGGCGGCGCGCAGCCGCGGCGTCCAGGTGACCACGTTGTCGCGGCTGCCCTTGCGCCGGTTGGTGAGGATGCCTTCGGGCAGCTCGTTGGCGTCGGTCAGCGTAACGACCTCGATGCCGCGCAGCCGGCACAGGTAGGCCAGCTCCATGACGTAGCTCAGGTGCGGCGGTACCGCATCCTTCTGCCCGCGTTTCAGTTGGCCCAGCTCACGGGCGCGGTCGATCAGCCGTTGCATCACGTCGAGCGACGGCAGGCGGCGCTGCTTGCGCTCGACCGGCGCCTCGATGCCCATGGCCGGGTTGGTTTCCAGGTAGCCGCGGTTGCGGCCCCACTGCATCACCAGGCGCAGGTACCGCAGCGCGTGGGCGGCCTTCGACGGCGTGCCCTCGTCGGCGATTCGATCGATGAGGCGCTGGATCAGAGCGGGGGTGAACTTGCGCACGGCCAGCTCGCCGAGGGGCTTGCCGATCTTGGTGGGGATGTTGACCAGGACGTCGCGCGACCAGCTGTAGCTTTCCTGGGTCTTGGGAGCCAGCCGCTTGAACTTGGCGCTGTCGTGGTACTCCCGGCACAGGAAGTTGAGGCTCTCCCGGTCCACGCTGTTGCGCACCTCCATGATCCGGTGCAGCTCGCCGAGCGTGGCCGAGCAGTTGGCGATGTTCTGCCGGCGCTGCCGGCCGGCTTCGTCGCGGTGAAGGGTGTACCAGCTGCCTTTGCCGCGATGATCAAAGAAAACGGCCGCTGGGATAGCGGCCTGATCAATGTGCGGTGGGATGTGGGGGTTGTGCTTCCTTGCTCGCCTCATAGGATATCGACGCCGTACTGCTCCTGGTTGCCGGCTTTCAGCCCTCCGGCCTGGTTGATCAGATCCACCGTGGTCCACGGCCCGGTGCGGCCGCGGAACAGGCGGATGCCCTGCTCGTGCAGGGCCCGCTCCACGTCGGCCCGGCGGGCGTAGCCGGTGATGCGCTTGAGGTCGTCGAAGGTCAACACGCTGGAGGCTTCGCTCATGGGCGGGCCTCCAGTTTACTGCTGCTGGCCGGTGGCCATCGCCGAGAATTGCGGCTCAAGCCTTCTCGCCTCGGTCCGCTAGCCATGCCGCCCTCCCAGCCACTCGCTACGGCAAGCCCACTGCCGGCGCATCTCCTCGATCAGCTTTGCGGCGCCGGCGGCGCCTCGATGTTTGGCGATCAGCGCGGTGAGTTCGGTGATGCGCTCTGCCGTCGTGTAGCCCTTGCGAAGCCAGGTTCTGGCCTCGCATTCCAGCCTGAGCTGGCTGCTGTCTTGCTCAGGCATTTGCCACCTCCTCCAGCGGCAGCCCCCTTGAGTGCAGCGCGTTCATGCTCCAGGGTGCCAGGCGAAACTTGCCGCCGTGGTAGCGGATGACGGGCGCCGTGATGGTCATGCCGTCACCTCCTTCGACTGCGCTTCCCCAGGATGCACGAACAACTCCACTCCATCGCGCAGCAGATCCCGCTGGGTCTCGCGCAGCAGCGCCGGATCAAGGCCCAGCTTGCGGGCCATGGCTTCTGCAGCCCAGCGGGCGCCCATGGTGTTGCTGGCGGTGCGCTTGTCGCCGCGCACGGTGGCCACGTAGGTGCCGGTGGTGAAACGGGTGCGGATTTCAACGGGCATAGCGGCGGCCTCCCTGGGCTTTCTTGGCGGTGAGGTTGCCCATGTAGCTGGCCCACTCGTCCTGCTTGCGCTGCTGGCGGATGCGGCTGCAGGCCGCGTGCTTGCGGGTTGAGCGGGCCTTGTTGCAGATGTCGCAGATGCTGGGCAGGTCTAGTCGGTGGCTAGCCATGGTTGGCCGGGTGCGGTTGTTCATTGGGCACCTCCAGCGAACATCTCGCGCTGAGCTGGCGGCAGTGCCGCCGAGCGGAACTCGGCGTGCCACAGCTCAGGGCCGTCCATGGTCACCGGGACATAAAGACGGAAGTCGTGGCGCCTATGGCGTAGCTGGAGCACGACGCCGGTTTCGGTGCGCTGTTGCTTCATTACCAGCCACACGCGGCCCTTCCGCTCCAGCTGAGCGCCGATGGCGACCTGCTGCATGCGCTCCTGGTACCGCTGACGCAATTTGCCTCCTGCGCAGGTCATTGGGCCACCTTCGGCCTGGTGGCCGGGGTTGCCGTACTTCGCGGCGCCGCATTCGCAGCGGTAGAGGCCGCGCTTGGTGATGCGACCGACACGGCCGTTCAGGTGGCTGGTCACGACGTTGCGGACGAAGGTCCAGCTGTGGCGTTTGCCGACGGTGCAGGGCTTCATGCGTCACCACCTTGCACGACCGGAGCGGCCTGTTGCAGCAAAGCCTTCATGTATTCAATCGCTTGAGTGGCGTCGTCATGGGAGTCGCAGAACACTTCGCGGGCCTGGTGCGCCGCACGGTTGACCGCGGCTTGCCAGTCTTCTGGCTCCTCGTCCGCGTCCCAGCCCTGCGCGCTGCGGCGCTCCATCAGGTCCAAAGCCTTGCGTGCTTTCGCGCTAAGTTCCGGGCCGATGCCACAGTCGCCGTCTGCCACGTAATTGACGAACTCCAGCAGGGCGTCGCCCGCAGCCAGCTCATGGCCGAGGGCCCAGCTAACGACCTCACCGCCATCGACGGTGTGGGGGATTTCCTTACCGAGCGCGCCACGGATAACGATCGTGTCGTAGCGCGGCGTGGTAGCCTGCTCGGCGCTGACTTCTGGGGTTTGTGCTTGCATGGTGCTTCTCCTTGGGTTGGTCTGGCCCTGGTGAGTTGCCGCTCACCAGGGCCTTCTTGTTTCTGGGGCGTGCGTTACCGAACGCGGATCTTCTTGCCGTCCTCGAGGACGTACAGGTTCACGTCTGCCAGGCGGTACTGGCCGCCCACACCGCCCTTGACGCAGTAGTCGCCCCCGCCGTCGTGGACGATGCGCACCTTGAAGGGGTAGCCGTAGCCGTTGGAGCGACACAGCGCAGCTTGGCCGGCGTACTTGCTGGACTTCTTGATCTCGGCGTAGAGCTGCTGGCCCTCCTTGCGGCCGTGCTCGCCATGCGCGGCCTCGAATGCCTCCCAGGCGCGCTGGGTCAGGGCATCAGCAAACGCGGTGTCCTGATCGTTGCGATCGACCGACCAGCCCTTCTCCTTGGCCAGATCCTCGAAGGTGAACAGCAGGTCGAGGTCTCGAAGTTTTTGGCTCACTTGCATGGTGCTGTTCCTCAGTTCGCCACAACGGCGTGGATGGTCAGTTCGGCCGGCAGCCGCGGCTGCAGGGCTGTCAGGCGATCGATCTGCTCCTCGCTGCACTCGTCGATGCAGATGACCCTGGCGCCGCGGCCGATGCGGTGGCGCACGAGCAGCTCCAGGTCGGCAAGGTCGTAGGCGTTGCCGTGGATGATCTGGTACTCGTCCTGCCCGGCCTCGCGGGCTTTCTGCCGCAGGCGGATGGTCTTGCCGGTCATCGGGGCGCCGCGTTCTACGTTCAGTTGCATGGTGCTTCTCCTTGGTAAGGCCCAGGCGTTGCCGCGCCCGGGCGCTGGGGTTAGCGGGCCGCCAGGGCCAGCAGGTTGGGGGCGAGGTAGCCGGCCGCGAGCAGTACCGCCAGGGTCACGCTGCTGCCCAGCAGGGTGAGCAGGGTTTCGCGGCGGCTGGGGCTGTAGAGGTCGTCGTTGTCGTTCATTGGCATGGTGCTTCTCCTTGGGTTGGTACCGGCGTTGCCGCGCCGGCGGGTTAAACGAGCTGGAACACCCAGCAGCGGACGGTCTTGGCGTTGTTCAGCCCGTCGGTGGCGATGTTCGAGTTGATGGGCTTGTTGGTCTCGATGAACTTCGGCGACTTGCTGGTCTTGAGCAGGCGCTTGAGCTCGCTGAGGTTCGGGAGCTGCTGCCGCTTGTTGGCCGCCATCTCGACGAACTCGTTGAGGTTGATGGCGAAGAAGGCCGACTTGCGGGAGTGGTTCAGTCGGCCGCCGGGCTCGTTCAGGGGGCCATTGAGGAACTCGACCATGTCCCAGAATTCGCGCACGAGCGGGTGGTCAGCGTTGATGGCCTGCTGGCGCTCCTGCGCCATGCGCTCCACCTCGGCGTGCACCTGGGCCGCGCGCTCATCGCTGAGCGGCACGACCAGCTGCAGTGCGTCCACCAGGCTGCGCAGCTGGGCGTGGTTCTTGGCGATCCGCACGGTGCGAATGCCCGGCAGTGCCAGCAGCTGCTGCTCGTAGCCGGAGGTGCGCTCGTCCAGGAGCTTGATGACCTGCGCCTCGGGTTTGAGCGCCTTGACCATGAAGCCGCTGAGCTGCTCGACCGGCATGCGCTCCAGGCGCTCGGCGTGGAGCTTGGTTTCCGGGGTCTGGTGCTCGCGGGTCAGGTGCACATGGCCCAGGCGCTGGAGGATCGGCTCGGAGGCGTTGACGGCGTTGTTCTGCGCGATCAGCAGGGCGCCGCGGAACGGCGGTTCGCGGGTGTCGTTGCCGTTGTTCTTCACACCGGTGGAGCGAACGCTGCGGCCGTTGTAGGCGGTCTTGAGTTCGTCCCAGTCGAAGTGCTTCACCGGCGCGCCTTCCTTCTGCTCGCGCTCGGACTCGATCAGCACCACCGGCAGGTTGCCTACCTGGGCGAAGTTGCGCGCCCGGCTGGCCGGGGTCGCCTTGGACGGGTCGAAGCCCTCGTATTCGGTACGGCCGGTGAGTTTCCAGAGCAGCTCCACCAGGGTGGTCTTGCCCGCGCCGGCCTCGCCGATCAGCTCCAGGAACAGGTAGGACTTGTGCAGCTGGCGGATCTGCTCGGCGTACAGCGCGCCCAGCCACCATGCCAGCACCACCACGCCGCGCACGCCAAAGCAGCGCCAGAACAGGTCAAACCACTCTTCGTCGTAGTCGGCCAGGTTGGCGTTGATGTGCAGCACAGGCGACAGGCTCTGCGACTTGATGCTCAGGGAGCCGACGTCGAAGAAGTCCTCCTCGTTGAGCTTATGCACCTTGCCGCCGGCGATCGCCAGATCGTTGAACACGTAGACGCCGTGCTCGCGGGTGTAGCCGATCCAGTCGATGGTGTTGACGGTCTTGAGGCTGTCGAGCTGGTAGCCAAGCATGCGCTCCAGCTGCTGCGGCGTGCCGGTGAACATGGCCCCATTGCAGACGTTGAGCAGGCGCTTCTTGAATTCCGGCGCCGACGCGATCTGCGCCGCGGTGAAGGTGCTCTTGATGGTGGGCGCTTCGGGCCGCTCGACGCGGAAGTAGTACCAGGCCTCGTCGGTCACCTCGTTGCGCATGTAATACAGCGCGTCGAAGTAGCAGTTGGCGATGCGCACCACGGCGGCGCTCTGGCGCAGGGCCTTGTCCCGGCGCTGCTTGTCGTTGAGCAGCTGGTCGTCGTGGTGCTCGGAGCCGTCAAGCTCGCGGGCGGTGCGCTCGTACTTCTCCATGTCCAGGTTGAACCAGTACAGGCGCGAGCGGTAGGTGAAGTGGAATTCCTTGCGCTCGTCCCATTCGTACATCAGCAGGCCCTTTTCCTCGGCCGACTCGGCCAGCAGCAGGGCGCCCTGGTGGCGGGCCTCGGCCATGTCCAGCTCGATGCGCTTGGCGCGCTCTTCGTCGCCGTCGATGAAGGCCCAGCGCTGGTGCAGGTCGTTCCAGTCGACCTTCTTGGCGCCGCGCTGCGGGATGACAGCCGCCTCGCACTTGAAGCCCAGGGCGCGGGCCTCCTTCGCCCAGCGGCGCATGTTGGCCTTGGCGACCGGCTCGTTATCCAGCGCCCACACCAGGCGCGGCAGGCGCTTGTCCGCCTCATGGCAGGCGTTCTTGAGCGCCTTGAGCGATTGCTCGGGCAGCGGCGCGCTGCTCATCATCGAGACGGCAGGGACGTCGTGGTGCAGCAGGGCGATCGCGTCGAAGATGCCCTCGACGATGTACAGCTCCTCGACCTCGACCAGGTTGAGCGAGGGCGGGCACCACCAGACGCCCTTGTAGCTTTCGCCCGGCTTGAAGCGGGCCTTCTGCTTGCCGAAGCGCTCCGGCCGGTCGATCAGCCGTTCCCAGTAGCCGCCCTTTTCCAGCGGGAAGCGCACAGTCGCGCTGCCGGCGTTGATGTCGCGGCTCCAGTAGTTCTCCTGGCTGTACCAGCCGGCGATCAGCTCCAGGCGAAAGCCGCGGGCGAACTGTAGGTAGGCGCTGGCCGTGGCCATGGGGTCCTGAGCGGTGGCCGGGGCGGTCTTGCTCCAGTCGTTGAACAGGTCGTCATACAGCTCTTTGACGTGGACGCGGTGGCCACACTTCTCCGGACGGCCGCAGATCAGCATCCAGGGCGAGTCGTGGAAGGTGTAGAGGGTCTTCTTGCCGCAGTTGTGCGCCGGGCATTTGCCCTTGCGCATGTAGTTGGTGCCGGCCATGTGCTGGAGGCCGAAGTCGCGCTCGATGCGGCGCAGCACCTCGGCCCGTAGGGTTTCTTTCATCTGCATGGTGTGGCTGGCCTTACTGGTTGGCGCCCAGGGCGGCTTTCAGCGCCCCGATGGTGCGTTTGTGGCCGGCGAGGGCCGGGTAGTCATCGAGGATGCGGCGGCTGCGCAGGAACTCCGGCACGGTGCGGTAGCGATCGTCGTACCAGTGCTCGGTCAGGCCACGGCGCAGCTCGCAGCGCAGGCTGCTGAGCAGGGCCTCGGCTACGGGCTTGGGCATGTCCAGCTGGATGGCAATGGCTTGTTGCATGGCGGCAACCTCGAATTTCGGGTGTAACTTCCCCAAACCCGCTGGCAGGCGGGTCTGGGTACGGTGATTCAGGGGGTGGTGGTCAGTGCGCGGCTGCTGCAGCCGGCAGTGCCGCGGGTGGCTGCAGGCGCAGCGGCAGATAGCGGGTGGGGATGAAGGCCCGTTCCCCGGTGCGTACCAGCACCAGGCACAGCCGGGTCTCATCACCGAGGCCGCGATCGATACCCACGCGGGAGGAGAGTTCGGTCATCGCCAGATGGACCAGCCGCGGCGCCATGAACGCAGGCACGTCCAGGCCTTGAACCAAATAGCGGCACGCGCGGTCATACAGCCGCTCATCGTCGGCAAGGTGTTCATCCTGATGGCGCAGGAGGTAGGCCTTGGCGGCGGCCTGCATGCTGCTGCGGTAATCCTTGGCAGAGGTGTCGTGGCTCATGCGTGTGCTTCCTTGAGTGGCTGATCGAACAGATCGGGTTGATCGGATGCAGGCCGGCTGTCACGCAACGCCTGCATTTTCGCCACGGATGGCGCAATCGGCAGCACCACCCTCGGCTTGTCCATGCCCGAGGTATTGATCTGGTAATCCCAGCTCATCGAGCCCGTGAGCACCAAGCCGCAGGCCAGATTCATGCACTGGCCGTAGATGGTGCGGAATGTCGGTGTTTGCCCCTCGGAGTTGCGAATGCGCATCCGCTCTCCGCATGCTGGGCATACCAGCTTGTAAACGCTCAAATCCCTTCCCCCCCGGCCGTGGCAGCGGCCGTACAGCACTTATTTTTCGTCGTGGCAGGTATGCAGAACGATGACTGCCGCTATCTCCGCGTGGCGGGCGGAGACGTAGCGGCGGTGGGCATCGAGGATGGCGTTGGCTTCGCCTTCGTCGATCGCTCCATCCTCCAGGGCCTTGGCAATGATCAGGTCCACCCGGCCGCGGCGCTTCGCGGTATCCACGGCGCGGTGGTAGAGCTCCATGTTGTCCAGCTCTTCGGCAGCCGGCAGCGGGACGAACACACCGCCGTACTGAGCGGCGATGTACTCGGGCAGGTAGGCCGTGCCGATCTGCTGCTCGAGCAGCAGGATCTGCTCGTCGGTCAGCGGGCGGTGGCCGGCGCTCTCGTAGGCGTGGTTGTCGAACTTCTTGATTTCCAGGCCCAGGCGGGCCGCGGCGCAGTCACGGCCGCCGGGGTAAGCGGCGATGATGGCGCTGACCACCTTGCGCCGGCTGTCGAGGATCGCGTGCTTCATCTTCTCGTTTCTCGCCTTGGGGTTTGCCATTACTTTGGAATCACTGCGAAGTCAGTCTTGCGGCGCCCGTAACGCGGCGCTTCGCCGGCTACTACGCCTTCCTTGATGCCGAGCAGTACGGCGGCGCGGTGGGCTTCACCGCGCAGGCACTTCTTCTGCCCGTTGAGCACGGCGTAAACCGTGGACGGGCTGATGTCGTTCTGTTCGGCCCATTCCTTGGCGGTCAGGCCGAGCTTGCTGAGGCGTTCACGCGCAGCGTTGCGCGCTTGCTCGCTGGGGTATCCGTTCGGCATAGTTCTAATTCGTGTGATTTCGTGTGATGTTTGTGCAGTACGTGGTGACGGGAGAGCGCAAGCCCTTGCCTGCTACCAGCCTCAGCGCGGCCGAGGCCGATCTGCTGAGGCACTACCGCGAGCTACCAGAAGCCGATCAAGTCGGCGCCGCTCGCATGGTTTCGGCCTTGGCTGAGACGGCTGGGCGGTACCAGGTCAAATAGGAGCAAGGCTGCTGCATGGATGCGTTCATAGGGTTTCTGGTGGTCGCGGGCGGCGTGGCCATCTTCGTGATGATGGTGCGCCGCACCAATGCCAAAGGGCGTGCGCTGGCTGCCGCTCAGCAGGCTAAGCCCAAGCTGTTAGGCCCGCAGCAGCGTAAGGCGCTGAAGCTGAAGGAAAGCCAGCCAAAGCGCACGAAGCCCGCCAAGGCCGTTACTCCCAAACCAGCAACCTCCAGAGCTATGCGTCAGGGGTGGAGTATCGGCCAGGTGGCTTTCACCTATGAGGATTCCGCCGGTGATGTCAGCCAACGCACGGTGACTGTTCACTCGACCAATGCCATTTACCTGAAAGGCGAGTGCCATGGCCGCCAGGCCGAGCGGACGTTTCGGCTTGATCGGATCATCGGCGACCTGACTGACTGCGAGACAGGCGAAATCATGAGCCCAACCAAGTGGGCGCGTAGAAACAGCTAGGAGCAATGCGATGACCCTGATCAGTTGCAAGACCTGTGACGCTCAGATTGCTAAGGAAGCGAAGACCTGCCCGCAGTGCGGCGCCACCAATGGAGAAGCCTTCAAGGCGGTGCGTTTTGCCGGCCTGATCTATCTCGGGTTCATCGGCTTGGCGTTCTACTGGCTATGGGGGCTGATGAGTCAGTGAGTTCGAGGATGGCGAGAGGCCTATTCCTATCGACTACTTGCAGGCGCTGCTGGTGCGTACGGACGCAGATGTTGCCTTCCTGATTACCGGTCGCCGGGGTGAGGCTTTCGCTGGCCGAATAGCCCGACATAGGGCCACTTGGGTTTCTGGAAACTGCCGTTATGGTCAGATTTCACCTGCCATGAACGGAGTATGCAGATGGGTACCGAAGTGCTTGAGGCTGTAGGAAGTCAATCAGCAGAGCGGGTTGTACAGCCCCAGATGGAATGCGTGACGCCAGAGGAAAGGCTGCTATTGAGGTTCTACCGCCAGCTCGATGAGGCTGAGCAACTGTTCATGCGCCGCGCGCTGGAAGCGATGGTTTCGCGAACGGTACCCGGCTGATGTGAAGAGGGCGCCCTGGTGGCGCCCTTTTTCATGCCTGCGCTTCCTGCAGCCGCTTCAACTCCCGATCCACCGCCCGCTGGGCATTGGCCTTGCTCGCGTAGAGGTGCGTCAGGCGCTTGGGCTTGGTCTGGTCGCCGGCGGTGAGTTTCTTCTGCTCGCCCGTTTTCTCCTCGCGGTACCAGGCGACGACGCCGGTGTAGTCGCCGTCGTGATCGGCCAGCAGATCCACGTCATCGCCATCGGGCAGTTTGGATTCCAGCTCCAGGCTGGTGGTGTAGCTGTCCGGCGTGAAGCTGTGTCGCAGGTTGCCGCCCAGCCAGACGATGGCCGAGATCTCGGCCTTGATGCCGAGCAGGCTGTAGGTCTGGTCGGGGGTCAGCTCCGGGCGCCCCTTGGCCAGCATGTAGCTGAGCGTGGCGGTACCGCGCTGCAGGCGGCCCCACTCGGCGCGCGCGGCGCGCAGGGCGCTGGCCTGGTCGGTGTAGCTGTGGCGCAGCTCCTTGAGGTTGTCGCCGCCGCCGGCGATGGCCTCCTTCTTCTCCGCGCTGTTGATCTCGTAGTAGTACGCCTTGACGCCGGTATAGCTGTCGCGGTCGGCCTGCAGGAAGCGGTGCTGGTCGCCGTCGGCCCGGGTGAGGGTGACGTGGGGCAGGCTCAGGCCGCTGGCGGTGGTGCTTTTGCCGGCTGGCATGAACAGCAGGCGCCCGGCTTTCACGGTGCTGATGGCGTCGTGTTGCAGGCCCAGGCGGCTGAGCAGGTTGGCGTCGCTCTCGTTGGCCTGGTCCAGGTGCAGCAGCTCAATGGCCGCCAGGATGGGGCTGACCACGGGTGCGAGCCCATGAGCGGAGGCGATCGAGGCGATGACGGCGCCAAGGGTGGCACCGTCCCAGCTGCGTTCGCGCTTGACCTTGAGGCCACCGCGCAGGTCCGCGCTGCGGGCGCGGATGCTGAGTACGTCCGGCGCGCCGCTGTGCTCGGTCTCGTCCACGGTGTAGCTGCCCTTATCCACCAGGCCGGTATCGCTCCAGCCCAGCCAGAGGCGCACGGTGGCGCCCCGGGGCGGGATGGCCAGCAGCCCGTCGTGGTCGCTGAGGGTGATGTCGAGCTGGTCGGCCTCCATGCCGCGGTTGTCGGTCAGCTCGATGCTGACCAGGCGCTGCTCGATGTCGAGGGTGATGTCGCGGCCGTTGACCATCACGCGGCAGATCGGCTTGGGGTAGGACGTCGCCTCGCGGTAGCGGTTGGCCGCGTCACCGAGCAGCGCGCCGGCTTGGCTGAGCAGGCTCACAGCAGCCCCCGCAGGATGCCGCCGACGCTGCCGGTGAGGCTGCCCAGCAGGTCGACGCGGCCGTCATCGATGCGGCTCAGCTTGAGGTTGAACTCAATGCGCCGTGCGGCGCCGTCACGGAAGAAGAGGGTGCGCGTCTCGCTGAGCGACTCGATCACCCACAGACCGAAGATCCGGCCGTCGCCCTGCACTAGGGGCCAGGCCTTGCCGGTGTCGGCCATCATGCGCAGCGTGTCGAGGCTGAGCGGGCTGCCGACCAGGCCGGGCAGCAGCACGCCGGGCAGGGTGATGCTGTCCTCGCCGCGCCCGAGGTACTGGCGCGCCGGGTTGGTGCCGATGCGGCTGGTGGAGCCGTGGCGCCAGTCCGTCTGCCGTTGGAACTCCTGGTAGGCCAGGGTCTCCAGGCTGAACACGAACATGCCGAGGGCCATCATCATGTGGTGTTACTCCTCGTCGCCATAGGCCGAGCGCACGCGGGCAGCCTTGCTGCGCTCGCGCTCGTCCAGTAGCTGGTTGAACATCTGGCGCAGCCCTGCGGTGTCGGTACCGGGAGCCGCGTGGATGGTGATCTGGTAGGTATCGCCCTGGACGACCATGGGCGCGCTGCTCGCCGCGGCCGATAGCGGCGGGCGGTTGTCCATGGCCATTGCCGGGCCGCTCATGCCGAAGCTGACGGCCCCGGCGGCTGCCAGCTGCTTGGCCATGGCGGTGACCGCGCCCAGCGGGCCGCCCTGGCCGCCCACCAGCCCCTGCTCCAGGCCCTGCATGGTGAAGCCGCCCAGCTCGGCGAACACGCGCGACGGCGAGTGGATGCCCAGCTTCTCCTTGAACCAGCCGACGGTGCTGTCGCCGACGCCGCCGATCGCGGCCTTGACGGCGCCGAGCTTGTTCTTGATGCCGTTTACCAGGCCGTCCAGGAGCATGCCGCCGAAGTCCGAGAACTTGGCTGGCAACTCCACGCCGAAGTAGGTCATCAGCGCAGCGAAGGCCCGGTAGAACAGCCCCTGCGGGGAGAAGTTGAGGATCAGCGTGGCGATGCCAGTTAGGCCGCCGGCGAAGCCCTGCTTGATCTCCGCCCACAGGCCCAGGAAGAACGCCTTGACCGGCTCCCAGTTCCGGTAGATCAGGTAGGCCGAGGCCGCGATGGCGGTCACCGCCAGGCCGATGGGGTTCATCATCAGCGCCCGGCCGATGAACAGGATTGCCTTGCCCACCATTGGCAGCACGGCCTTGCCCAGGTTGAGCAGAACGGTACCCAAGCCTGCGCCCTTGATCCCGAACAGCGTGAGCGCGTAGCGCGCCATGGCGAACGGGCCGAGGAAGCTGGCCAGGCCCAGGGTGACGGCGCCGAAGCCAGCGGCCAGCGCTGCGACGCCGGCCACGGTTTTGATGATCTGCCCGGCGAGTTCCGGGTTGGCCTTGACCCAGTCGGTCACCCGGCCGATCACGCTGTTGAAGCTCTCGAACAGCTCCACCAGTGTGGGGCGCAGGGTCTCGCCCAGAGCGGCCGAGAGGTTGAAGGCGCGGTTCTTGGCCATGTCCATGCGCGCCGACAGCAGCTCGGCGCGGATGTCCGCTTCGCGTTGCATGGAGCCCGAGCCGGCGGTGGAGTTGGCCATGTCCAGCTGACGGCGGTACTCGCCGATGTTCTGGGCCAGCTTGGCGGCGTCGTCGCCGAACTCTTTGCCGAACAGCTGCGTCGTGACGCCGAGCTGCTCGGCCTTGGGCAGCTTGTTGATGGCGTCCAGGACCTGCTGCAGCGTTCCCGTCGCGTTCTCGGCCATGCCGCTCTGCAGCGCCTCGGCTTCGAGCCCCAGCGCCTTGAGCCCGGCCTGGAAGCGCTTGGGCTGCTGTGTGGCGATCGCCAGCTCGCGGATCATCGCGTTGGTGGCGGTGCCGGCCACCTCGGCGGTGGCGCCCAGGGTGAGAAAGGTGGAGCCCAGGGCGGCGGCGTCCTTGTAGCTCATGCCCACCGAGGCAGTGACGCCCGCGGTGCGCTGCAGCACCTCGATGATGTCCGCGCCCTTGGACTTGGCGTTGTCGTCCAGGTAGTTGATGGCGTCGCCCAGCTGGCTGACGTTCTGGATCGGGATCTTGTACAGGTCGGCGATGCGGGCGAGGTTCTCGCCGATCTGGTCGGCCGGCAGCTCGAACGCGGTGGCGGCATTGGCGGCCACCTCGGCGAACGCCAGCAGGTTGTCCTTGCCGGTCACGCCCATGCGCGCTGCGCCTTCCACCAGGGCGGCGATCTCGGTGGTGGCCATGGGAATGCGCTCGGCCATGGCCTTGATGGCATCTGCCATCTCGAAGTAGGTGCTGGTGAGCTGCCCATTGCCGTCGCGGGCGCCTTCCACCTGCTTGGCCACGCCTGACATGGCGTCCTCGAAGCCCATGTAGCTCTGCACGGTGCTGAGCACCGGAACGCCCATGGCGGCCCCTGCCGCAGCAGAGCCTGCACCGGCGCCGGCCATGCTGCCGGCGAGCTGCTGGGTCTTGTCATACTGAGACCGGGCCAGTGCGAGCTGCTTGGTCTGCGCGGTCAGGCGCTGCATGCGCCGGCCCTGCTCGGTAATGGTTTGGTTGGTCTGTTCGATGCGTTGGCGCAGGTCGCGCTCGTGCTGGCTGAGGTTGCGCGTGCTGATGCCGGCGGCGCCGAGCTTGTTGCGCAGGCCCTGGAGCTGCACCTGCTGCTCCTGGTGCTGCCGCTTGAGGGCGGTCGCTTCGCGGATGGCGCCCTTGAGGTCGCGGGTCATCTGCCGGGTGGGCACGCCAGTGGCAGCCAGGTCTTTGCCGAGGGCCTTCACGCGCTCGCGGGCCGCCTGCAGGGCGGTTTCGGTCTGCTCGCTCGCCGCGCGCAGTGTGCGCCAGCTGCTGACGTCGCGCTGCTGCGCTTGCAGCGTCTTGAGCTGGTCGCGGGAATCCTTGAGGGCGCGGCCGAGGCCGACGCTCCCCTGGGTGATGGCGCGGATCGGCCGGGTGGCACGGTCAATGGCCTGGAGGATCACCTCCATCTTCAAGTCATTGGCCATGCTTCAGCTCCCAGCGTGTTCTGGCCCGCTCGCGCCATTCGATCAGATCAGAAAGGGCCAGCGGGTCCATGTCCGCCGGCGCCCAGTGAAAGACCACGGCCAGGTCGGCCATGGCATCTTCTACGCAACGAGGGCAGCTTCCTTCGCCGACTTCTGCAGCAAAAAACCGGACACCGCGACGCCGCAGGCCATCAGGTCGGCCGGGTCCATGGCGCCGATCTCGTGATCGGTCAGGCTGGGGGTGCTGATGCGCGGCAGCACCTTGCGCAGGGCCAGCACGTCCATCTGCACCAGGTCGACCAGGGTGACGCCGCGCAGCTCGCCGCTCATGGGCTTGCGCAGGGTGACGGTGGCGTGGGTGGTCTCGCCGCGCTTGATCGGCGTGTCGAGCGTGATGACCGCTTCGTTGGGGTTCTTGGCCTTTTCGGCGGTGGTCTCGGGGGTTTCCATGGGGTTGCTCCTTGGGTGCGTTGAGGCCGCCAGCAGGGGCGCTGCTGACGGGTTGCGGAAAGGGGGGCGCTGGCTGTGCACGGCTTAGATGCCGAGGGCCTTGCGGTGCTCTGCCAGGCGGTCGTCGCCGTCGACGATGTAGACGAAGTTGAGCAGGTCGATCTCGATGAGGACCTCACCGTCGACGCTGAGCTTGTAGTAGGTCAGGGCGGTGGTGATCTTGTGCTCGGTGTCTTCGCCGGGCTCGGCGTCGCCGAAGTCGATCTCTTCATGCCGGCCGCGGGTGACGATCTCCACGGCGCTGACTTCGCCGGTGTCGTCGCGCTGCACCGAGCCAGAGAAGCGCAGCTGCACGCCGTCGACCCGGGTGGCGCCGAACTGGCGCACGGCGATCAGATCCCAGCCGCCGAGGGTCCACTCCAGCTGCAGGCCGTCGTCGCTGTGGCCCATGTCGACCTTTACCGGGCCGTCCATGCCGCCGCCCCGGTAGGCCTCCAGCTTGCGGCCGAGAACCGGCAGGGTGACGGCCTTGGCAATGCCGAGGTAGCTGTTGCCGTCGTTGAACAGGTTGAGGTGCTTGAGTTTCTTGGGCAGGGCCATGGTCGGGCTCTCCTACGGCGCGGCCTGGGCCGCGCAGGTGAATGGGTGTCAGGCGTTGACGGCTGCGGCGAACTGGACCAGGTGGCGGTCGGTGATGCGCTGGCGCAGCAGCAGGTTTTCCAGCGGCGGTACCGGGGTGTAGTCGTAGTCCAGGTAGAGCTTGCCGGCCTTGAGGGTGTCCTTGTCGTTGGCGGCCTCGTCGTACCAGCACTCGAAGCCGAGCAGGTAGCCCAGGCGGACCAACTCGCGGCCCTTGGCGTTGATGCCTTCGACGATGTCGCGCACCAGGGAGGGGTGCATGGGCTTGTCCACCGCCCAGAAGTGCGCCTCGGCCATGGTGTCGGCCAGGACCTGCGCCGAGCGGGTGTAGTTCTCGAAGGCGAACAGCGGGTCAGCCGAGCAGGTGCGCGAGCCCCAGAAGCGGAAGCCATCGCGGCGGATCAGCGTGGTGACCTCGTCGGCGTTGAGCAGGCCGGCGTCGGTGGCGGGGTCCTGCAGGTCGAAGTAGATGTCCTTGCTCAAGCCCGACACGCCGTTGACCGGCACGTTGGAGAGGGTTTTGTGCCAGCCGACCTGCTCGTCCAGCTTGGCGCGCAGGCCCAGGGCGCGTGCGATGGCACTGGCCGGCGCGTTGGCATTCGCCACGGTGTCCCAGGAGACGAAGTCCGGCCAGATGAGCATCAGCTCACGCGCACCGAAGCCGGCGCGGTAGGCAATGGCATCGCTGACTGTCTCGCAGCCGTAAGCGTTGGCGTAGGCGAAGCCGCGCAGCTTCTCGGCGATCGCCACCAGCTCGGTGGCGACCGGCAGCGAATCGAGCCCGGGCACGCCGAGGATGCGCGGCTTGACGCCGAGCTGGGCCTCAGCAGCCAGCAGGGCCTTCATGCCCTGGTACTCCCCGGTGGCGCTCACGCCGCCGATGATCTTGCTGACCTGGTCAGCTTCCTTCGCGGCATCGTCGACGCCTTCGCCATCAGCCACACGCACCACGACGGTGACAGGCGAAGCCTGGTCGGCGATGGCATCCAGGCTGCGCGCCAGGGTGCCCAGCTCACCGGCGGAGCCGGAGGCGGTGAGCACGTCAGTGAGCAGCACGGGCTTGTTGAGGGGGAACTTGACCGCATCGGCATCGGACGCGGTGCAGACCATGCCCACCACGGCGGTGGAAACGGTGCGAATGGGGCGGGTGCCTTCGTTGATTTCGAGGACGCGGACGCCGTGATGGTATTCGGTGGCCATGGGGTTGAGGCTCCTGGGCGAGTGCCGGATCAGTGAGCCTTGAGGGTGACGCGCGCGCGCAAGGGGCGCACGCGGCGGGCTGTGTAGCGGTGGGGGTTACAGCACAGACAAGAAAAAGCCCCGACTCGCGGGGCTGTTCTTCCAGCAATGAATCACGCCGCGGCGTTGCCGACGCCTGCCACTGCCGCCTCGATCGCGGCGATGGTCTGCTCGGCCAGCTGCTGCGCCTGCTCGACCTCCCCGGCGGCCATCAGCGTGCGGATCTGCTCCTTGGCGGCCAGGCGTGTTTCGCGGATGACGTACAGCGCCTCGGTGTACGCCGCGGCCTCCGCCAGGATGCTGTCCGCTGCCTGCTGCGCGGAGCGGCCGTTGATGGCCCAGGCGGCGACAGTGCGGGGCACCGCGTCTGCTGGGTAACCGGAATCGGCGAAGGCCTGTGCCTCGATGCGGGCGCGGTCGTATTCGACAGCGCGCAGCGGGTCGCCGGCGACGCTGGCGCGCGCAGCGTCCGCAGCGGTATCGATAGCAGAACAAAGCTCGGCCAGTCTAATCGGCGGCTCTGCGAGCGCGAGCTTTCCGTCTATCAACAGAATCCGCTTGCCCTTGGCGCGGCCATCGAGAAGTTCCGTCAGCTTTTCCGGAGAAACATCAACCGCATCGGCCGGAATGGATTGATGCAGGCCTGGCAAGAAGAATGCGTTTGCCGAGGGGCTGAATACATGCATGTGTTATCTCCCGAAAGCGATGAAGCGGGCCAGGTTTCCACTGACTGAAGCCATAGCGGTGTAAGTCGAAAGGGTGGCAGGCTCTGCTGCGAAATGTTGCAGGCCGCTAGCGGTCGCGCCATCGTTGATCAGTATTTGTAGAAACGCATTGGGGAACGGAATCGGTAGCGCATAATCTCCAGCCGTCTCCGCAATCACCTGGCTACCCCATTGCACGATGAAGCCACCCAACCATGACGGGAACGCGATATATCCCTGAGTATTGAATAGGGCAGAGAAGCCCCATCGTAGTTTCTTCGGGCTGACAATCACGTTATCGGCCGACCCAGCATCTACCTCGGCTTGGGTGCCAACCTTCGCCGCTCCCGATGTGGACTCACTTGCAGCGGCGACGGTGTGCGTGTGACTGCCTGCACTGACGGCGTTGCTGGTCGCGCCGGAGACCGTACCCGGCGTACCCAGGCTGATGGTCCGGTCTACGGTCAGGCTTCCCCCGCCGGTGAGGCCGTTACCCGCGCTGACCAGGCGAGAGGTCTCGACTGGAGACAGATTTCCTGAATGGAACAGCTCCTGCCAAGGGGTCCAGCCGCTGCCAGTGAGATGCCGGACGGAGACGCGCACCGACGTACTGGGGTCCATGAAATGCATTTGCGAGCAGCGCGCGGAGACACCACCAGCCAGCACCAATATCGAGGATGCGGATGCGTTCGTATAGCTCGGCCGGTTAGCAGCGCTGCCGCCTATGGTGTAGAAGCCAGGCCGTGTCAGGTTGTTGCAATCGGTGGACTCGCTGGGCGCACTGGCTGATCCGAGACCGAACGATCCTACGGTTAGAAGCGCATCGGCGGTCGTATCAACGGGATTGGACTGCACACGACTGCTCGGCAGCTTTTCGTCCTGCAGCTTCTTACCCTGGGCTGCAGTAAGCGCCTGGCTGGTACTCGTACTGGCCAAGGTATTGTTCAGCTGAACAATGCCCGCCTCGGTTACCGACGCAGCTGGAAGCTCCAGCGCATGCGTGTGGCTCTCAGCACTCGCAGCGTTGCTGGTAGTGCCGGAGATTGTGCCGGGCGTACCCAGGCTTATGATTCGGTCAGCGGCCAGGCTTCCGCCTCCAGTGAGGCCGCTACCTGCACTTACCAGGCGAGAGGTCTCGACTGGAGACAGATTTCCCGAATGGAATAGCTCCTGCCAAGGGGTCCAGCCGCTGCCGGTTAGATGCCGGACGGAGACGCGAACCGCGGCGCTGGGGTCCATGAAGTACATTTGCGAGCAGCGAGCTGAGACGCCGCCGGCAAGCACCAGCATGCCTGCCACCGATCCCGTAGCGTAGCTCGGCCGGTTAGCAGCGCTGCCCCCAATGGAATAGAAGCCAGGGCGGGTCAGGTTGTTGCAATCAGTGGACTCACTGGGCGCACTGGCTGATCCGAGCCCGAACGATCCTACGGTCAGCAGCGCATCAGCGGTCGTATCAAGGGGATTGGACTGAACACGACTGCTCGGCAGCTTTTCGTCCTGCAGCTTCTTGCCCTGGGCTGCCGTCAAAGCCTGCACGGTGCTCGTGCTGGTCAGAGTGTTATTGAGTTGAACAAGACCCGCCCGGGTTGTGCTACCCGTCAGGCTCTTGAGGCCTGCCGGGGTGACCGCGCGCGAGCCATCGCTACCCGTCTGTGTCTCTTCTGGCGTAGCCAGTTCAACCACTCCTTTGACCGTTGTGGTCGCAGGCGGGTTAATGAAGCTGATGTCGCCGAATGTGATGCTAGTGGCGTTAAGGCTCTCCAGGATGATGTCGGTTGCCAGCAGCAACGTGGACGGCCCCGCCTTCTGAATGATCCACCCAGATGCCGCCGGCTGCGAGTAGACAGCGATAAGTGTGCCTTTGTCGCTGAACAGGCCGAACTCCCCGACGTTGTAGGCCGCCGAGGTCTCATCCAAGGCCATCACATGAATGGTGTCCGCAGCCACGGCCTGTCCCGCGATCGAACTCACTCGCTTGACCTGCGCCTGTAGGGCTGTTTGCGTCTTAGTCGGGGCGTATTGGCCAGTGCCGAAACCGATCTCAGTGATGGTGACCAGGCCTGTGCCGGTGTTCTGGGCGTTGATGATCTCGGCGCGGCCGGCATCGGTGATGGTGATAGGTAGTGCCATTACGGGGCCTCAGTGCATTGCAGGCGGCGGTAGATGACTGGCCGGGCGGCGCCCTGCAGGCCGAGGCCCCCAGTAGCGGCCAGGCCGAGCGTGAGCGTGAAGTGCGAGCGCACGGGCTTGGTGCGCTCGATCTCTTTGATGATGTCCTGCTGGTAGGCGGCGGTATTTGGCACGCCAGCGCCGAGGGTGAGCACCACCTCGAAGGTGTGCGGCGCGCCCATAGGCTCGGTTTGCCACCACTCGCGCAGCGCCAGGGAGCTGCCGAAGCTGCGGACGACGTCGCGCACGCTCTTCGCGGTGCCCTTGCGGCGCTGGATGTCCACCGCGGCACGGATACGCGCCCGCTTCACCGCTTCCGGCCAGTACGGCTGCCAGCTGTCGAGCGAGAGCGTCCAGGCGAGCCAGGGCAGCAAGCGCGCCGGGCAGGTATCCGGATTCCATAGGTCGCGCAGCGGCACCGCCATGGTGCCGAGGCGCAGGGTGGCCTGCTCCAGCTTGCGCTCAAGCGGCGATGCATTGGGCGGCAGCAGGCTCGGCTGGTCACTCATCCAAGCCACCATCGGTGAGGTTGATGGCGGTGCAGTAGGAGGCGGACTGGCGGTTGACCACCAGGTTGGCCGTTGGGCTGGCGAGATCTACGCGCTGCACGCCTGGTTGGTGCAGCGCGGCATAGATGCCGGAGAGCGTGACATCCAACCCGAGACGATGCTGGCCAGCGGTGTAGGCCTCAAGCGCTGCCTGTGCGTTGGCCATGACCACTTCACGGTCCGGGCCTGCGTAGAAGTACAGGGTCGCGGTGACCTGGTACTCGGCAATGGTCGCTGCCTGCACCTGGACGTAATCGGTCAGTGGCCGGACGCTTTCGTCGCTCAGCTTGGCCAGCACGGTGGCGAGTAGCGCCGCGCTCGGCACACCGGTGCCGACGCGCGATAGCACGGTGATCAGCACCTGCCCCGGTGTTGGGCTGATGGCGCTGGCGTCGAGCACCTGCCCGTCCGCGCTCAGCGCGTGGAAGATATAGGCGCCCTCAGGCCCTGCGGTGGACAGCCCTTCCAGTGAGAGCTGGATGCGGTAGCGGAAATCGCTGTCGCTCTCGTAGACGGCGGCGATCGGCGGAATGGCAGTCGGCACCGCGGGGCTGAGCAACAGGCGCTCGACGCCGAACAGCGCGCCGAGGTTGTCAAGGTCGGTACCGGTGGAGTACGGCAGCATGACGGCGCGGGCGGCATCGTTGATGCGGGCCCGCAGCTGCAGCTCCCGGAAGGCGCAAACCTCCAGCAGCTTGACGAACGGCTCCGACTCGATCTGCGCGTCCAGCTCGGGAGCACGTTCGGCCAGCTCCGTCAGCATCTCGCTGAGGATCTGCTCGAAGTCCAGCGGCTCGATCACATCCGGCGGGGCCACCTGGGCGAGGTTGATGGCGGTGAACTGGCTCATGTGATGGCTCCGAGACGCAGGGGAATGCGCAGGCTGAGCGGCTCGTTGACGTCGGCGCGGCTGCCCTCGATGTCAAGCACGACCTGCCCGGGCTGCTCGCCCAGGAACAGCTGCACACGGCTCAGGCGAATACGTGGCTCCCAGCGCAGCAGCGCCATGGCCGTTGCGGCGTAAGCCTGCAGGCGGGTGGCGTCATTGGTGGGCCAGTCGATCAGGTCAGGCAGCTGGCTACCGTACTCGCGGCGCATGACGCGCGAGCCGATGGGCGTGGTGAGGATGTCGGCGATCGACTGCGCCAGGTGCGCGTTGCCTTCGATGGCGCGGCCAGTGGTGGCTGACATGCCGATCATTTCGGCACCGCCGTTGTACCGGAGCCGGTTTGCACGCCGCCATGCTTGTGGGTGACCAGGCTGATGCCTGATGCGACTACGTCTTCGCTGACGGTCACGGTGCCGGTGATATCGACGTTGCCGAGGATGGTGACCCCGCCGGGCGCGGTGAGCTGGGCCTTGCCGCCGGCGGGAAGGACGGCCAGCAGACGCTTGGCGATGCTGTCGTATTCGATGACGGCACCGTCGCGGTAGGTGCGGCGATGCAGGCCTTCGCGGTCGCCGTTGGCAGGAATCAGATCGCTGAATAGGCCGGTCAGCACCACGCCCTGGGCGAGGTTGCCGGATGGACTCAGCAGCACAACCTGCTCGCCGATGGTGGGCGGGTCCCACTCGCGGTCGGCGCCGGCGCGCAGGTTCAACCAGGGCAGCCAAGTGGTGGCGATGTTCCCGCTTTTCACCTTGACCCGAGGCGGCTGCATCTGGACCGCTTCGATGGTGCCGAAGCGGACGATGTTTTCGAGCAGGCGGGTGATTTCGGCAATGTTCATGCCGCTGATGCTGCGGCTCGCGCGCGCGTGGCGCACGGTGCTGAGCCTGTAGCGAGGGGCGCTACAGGGCAAGGTCAACGGGTGAGGTGCTCCAGGAGCTGGTCGCGGATCAATTCCAGGTCGGCGTCGGTGAAGCCGAGCAGCTCGCGGCGCTCGTATTGCACCTCGGCCTGGCCGCGATCGGGGCGGTCGCGCAGGCCGTATTGGTGGACGCGGGCGATGCGGGCTACGCGGCCCATGAAGCTGATGGCGATCGCATCCGGGGTGCTGCGCAGCTTGAGGTGCGCGGCCTGGCGCAGCTTGGTGAACATCTGCCGTTTGATGCGCCCGACCTTGCCGCGCAGCTGCCGGGGCTTGCGTGGCGCGTACGGAGTGCCGTCCGGGTTGCGCTGGCTCGCCACGCGTTGCTGCTGGCTGCGGCGCAGCTCGCGGCCGATCTGCTGGTTGAGCTGGCGGCGAGCGGTGGGCTCCAGCCGGGCCAGCAGAGCGCCGGCCCAGTCTTCCAGGGCGCGGAGGTCCTCAGCCATGACGCACCGGATGCGGGCTTGCAAGGTCGCCGCCATCCTGAGCGGTGCTCTGCCACTCGGCCAGCAGCATGCCGTCGGCGAACAGCTGCCAGGTGCCCGCTTCCAGGAACGGCTCCAGCTGGGGTTCGTCTGGATGGGTGACGTCCAAAGCACCGGCGGCCTGCTTCTTGACGATGACGCGTTCGGTCAGCGGCAATTTGATGGAGAGGTCGACCTTGCTGTTGTCTAGGACATCAGCCTCGAAGGCGATGGCGGTCTTGCCCTTCTCCTGGTTGGCCAGCAGTTCGTGCTGGTTGACCATGACCCAGGCGAGGAGGGGGATAGCGACGGCATCTGGGTGCCCGGCGAAGTCGGTAAGGATGACGTTGAGGGTGTAGCTGTACTCGAACGACAGCCCATGGGCGGCGGTGCTGCGGATGGTGCCGTTGTCGATGAACACCAGCAGACGGTCGGGGTTTTTGTGCAGCTCGGGCACGGCGGCGAGCAGGTGGGCGCGCAGGGAGTTGGGCTTGTTCATGGCTGGGTGCTTCGTGCGTTGTGGTCGACGATGATGTCCACCTTCGCGGCGCATTCGCCCCAGGCGGCCATGAGGTTGTCGCCGTCGTCGCTGAGTTCGCCGTTACTGCTCGGCGCCGCCGGGGCCAGCGTGCAGCGCGTCACGACCGGACAGCCACTGACGGTAACCTGCGGCTCCGGTGATGGCGGGGCGCTCGTGCAGGCGGCGAGCAGCATCAGGCAAAGGCTGAGCAGCCCAAGTCGCATGGGTTGGGTCTTCACGGCGGCGTTCCTTCTTCTTGAGCTGATCGGTGGCGTGAGCCTGGTGCAGACCGGCGATGGTCTGTTGCAGGGCCTGCTGGTCGAGGCGCTGGGCGGCGACCTCGCTGGTGAGGCGGGTGATGGTGGCGGCCTGGTTGGCGTTGCGCTGCTGGGCGGTTTGCAGGCGCTCGCTGGCGAGATCCGCCTGCGCCTGGGCGGCCTCGATGCGCTGTTGCTGCACCCAAATCAGCAGGCAGAGCGCGCCGACCAGCGCGAGTCCGTAGAGGAGCTGGCGGGCGATGGTCATGCCGCGCGCTCCTGCTCGCCGGCGAACTGCGCATAGGCCCGGGCGAGCTTCACGTCGTAGAAGTTGCGGGCGTAGTTCGGGCCGTTGTAGCGGCGGGCGAACTCGGCCCACTTCCTGCCCTTGAGCGCCTTGTGCAGCGCGGGGTCGGTTTCGATGAAGGTGACGAAGGCGTCGAGCTGGGCCGCCTCGCTCAAGGCCATGGTGTCCGCGAAGTGCTGGGCGTCGTGGTAGCCGAGGCGCTGCCAGTGGTAGCCCATGATCTGGAACAGACCCCAGCTGGCGGACTCCAGCGCGGCGGCCGCGTGGATCTGCTGCGCCTGGGCGAGACGCTGATGCTCGGCGGTACCGCCGATGTAGCCGCCGGACTGGCGGTTGACCAGGGCGGGATGCTTGGCGGCGAGTGCATCAGCCTCGGCCTCGCTCAGGCCATTGGTCTGGAGTCGGGCGTGCATGACGTGCCGTTCGAACAGGATCACCGGGCGGCCGTTGCTGGCGAAGCCCTCGCCGCGGCTCTCCACCTGGTTAATGGCCATGACGCTGGCCAGCGGCACGCCGAGGCGGTCGGCGGCCTGCTGGAGGTCCTGCCGTTTGAGGTAGCGCGAGGTGTCGTAGCCGTGGAGCGCAGCCATTGTCTTCGGGCCGGCGACGCCATCGTCCACCAAGCCGACCTTGCGCTGGTAGGCCCGCACGGCGGCCTCGGTGTCTTCTCCAAAATCGCCATCAAGTTGGATGGGGTGGCCTGCCAGCGTGAGGGCGGCCTGCAGGTTGCGCACGGCGAGGCCGCGCGAGCCGATGATCAGCAGCTCGCTCATACGCCTTCCACCTTACGCTCGAATAGCCGCTTGGCGCCGGCGCGGACGCCTTCGGCGCCGACCAGGCCGATGATGCCGCCGAAGAACGGGGCCGCATCCAGCGGGATTCCGAACAGCGCCAGGCCATTGCTGGCGGCCAGGGTGATCAGGCCGCAGACGACGGACTCGATGGCGATCCGGCGCAGCGAGCCGCCGCCGAGCATCAGCCGCGAGCCGGCGATGCCCATAGAGAGCGCCGCGGCGTAGATGATGGGGTAGTTCTCCTGTACCCAAGCGGCCAGACGCGCCAGGGTTTCCGGTTGGTCATGCATGCGCTTCATTCCACTGTCCGTTGAGCGTGAGGGTGTTGATGTGCTGGACGACTTCGCCCAGCTGAGCCGGGCTGTAGCGTTGCGGCATGGGGAAGCCGAGCGCGGCGGCGCAGAACTCGCTGCAGAACCAGCGACGCCGGCTATGCAGGCCGACCGGCAGCAGCTGGCTGCCGAACAGGCCGAAGAAGTCGTAGCCCTGACCGGCGTTGGCGCGGAACACACGGGCGATCTGGCGATAGTCCGCCCAGGGCAGCGGGATGAGGTCCCAGTGTTCGAGGTTCAGCTCGATGTGCTTGGCGCGCACGCCACCGTCCATGGCCGAGGCGGACAACCAGCGGCCATCGGCCAGGACCAGTTCGCAATGGCTGTACTTGGAGCGCGTCCAAAGTCGGACCAGGCGGTTGAACAGCGTGCCGCGGCCTTTGTAGAGGGCGAGGTAGATCAGTCCCATAGGTTCACCACTTGGCGTTGTTCGGCTTGCGGGGCGGCATCCGGCAGGGTGACGGCGGTGCCGTGGGGTATTACGGGGCCGAGATCGGCGAGACCGGGGTTGGCGTCGAGGACGGCCTCGGTGACTCCGGCGGTGCGGCCGTAGTACCGCCAGCAAATGGCGTCGACGGTGTCGCCTTGGTTGGCGATCACGGTGGTCATCAGAGCAGCTCCACCGTGGTGTGGCTGATGCCGAGGATGCTGCGCAGGGCGTGGCGCGCGTCGCGGCGCAGCTCGTCGATGTTGGTGCTGTCCTCGGTGGCCTTCTGCTCGCCGCTGTTGGTGGCGTCGAAGCTGCGGTAGCGCTCGACCAGTTCGGCGGTGGCGCGGCAGTAGATGGTGCGGCGGTAGAGGTGCAGCAGCTGGCTTTCGCCCTTGATTTGCGGTGCCGGCACGTCGGACAGGGTGAGGTGGCCCTCTTCAGTACGGGCGCGGCGGTATAGGTCGAGTTCGCGGTTGGCCTCGATCATGGCGTTGATCGCGGCCACCTCGATGCGCTCGGGGGTGACGCTGGCGTCCAGGCGCATGGCCGCGCGCAGGTCGAGGCAATCGATCATCGGCCAGAAGGCATCGTTCTCGATCGTGTGCTCTGCGGTGGTGGTGCCGGTGGCGATAAATCCGCTCATGCCTATCGCTCGAATGGGTCGGCGGTGGTCGGGACTTCACGACTAGGCCAAGGAGAAAACCTGTCGATCCGCCCCGAGCCGCCGGGTGCGTGGGGACGCTCAGTTAGCGGAGGGTTCGCCGGTGCCGGTGCTGGCATCCGGAGCGCCCTGGTCGGCTTCATCGCCCTTGGCCTGGTCGGGCTGGGGCTGATCGTCTGCCGGGGGCTCGCCGGTACCGGTATCGGTAGGCGCGCTTTCCGCGTGTTTCTTGAGGAGGCGCTCGGCGCGCTCCAGATCCTTCTTGCCGCCGCAGCTGTTGTGCAGCTCGATGGCGCGTTTGAGCAGGTCGATGCCGAACTGCAGCCAGGCCCGTTCGTCCTGGGTGAGCGTTTCGGCGTCGTAGTTGAGCTGGGCCAACTGGGCGCGGCCTTGGGCGAGAACCAGCTTGGCGCGAGCCTCGTCGGGCATGTCCTGATCGGCGGTCAGCTCGGCGGTGCGGTTGAGCGTTACCAGCGGGAAGGGTTTGCCGGCCTTCTGGGCGTTGAGCGCGGCAGTGGCGACTTCCTCGGCTACCAGGCAGCCGGTGGTGCGGTTGAATCGATCCGGCATCACCAGCTGGTGGCGCAGCACGTACTCGGCGATCTGCAGGCCGCCGTCGAAGTCGCTGGCATCGAAACGCCAGACCATGACGGTGACCAGCACGTCGTCCTGGGCGCCTTGGCCTGCCGAGAGCACGCCCTCAATGTACGGAACGTAATCCGGCAGCAGCTCGACCTTGAGCTTCGCCTTGCCCTCCGTCGACTGCACCTGCTTGAGGCGGAACTGGTCCTGTTGCAGCTTGGCCAGCATCACCTCGTAGCTGGTGGCACCTTCCATGAGCGTTGCGGGCGCGGCGGCTGCCGCCTCCTGGGCTGCGCGCTTGCGCAGCTGGTTACGTTGGGCAAGGGTCAGGCTCATGGCTTACACCTTCTCGATTTTCTCGACCAGGGCGACCAGGCCGAGGTCTTCCACGACGTAGGCGTCGTTGGAGGACTGGTAGTCGGCGATGCGGTCGTATTCCGGCTCGTCCTTGAGGTGGCGGCGGCGGGCGCCTTCCTGCCAGTAGATCGACAGGTTGCTCAGGGTGGTGACCAGCACGGTGCCGTCCGGGAAGTAGGGGGCGTCGACGATCGGCAGGCCGCCCAGCCGGGCGCGGGTGACGATCTCTTGTGCGGCGTTCTCTTCCTGGTTGGAGGTGGCGCCTTTCTCGACCGCGGCCAGCAACTTCTCGTGCATCAGGTTGCGCGAGACGATGACGATCAGGTCCGGGTGGCTGCGGTGCCACGGGTCCAGCATCTGGACGGCATCGAAGACCAGACCATCGAGGGTCTTGTAATCGCCGGCGGCGCCGACGGTGACCTTGCCAGCGGTGGCGCCTTCGTCGAGCACGCGATCCGGAGCCTTGGTGCGAATTTTCTGCAGCCAGCCGATGTTGACGTCCTGGCGCAGCGGGTAGGTGGCCGCGTTGGTGGCCGCGGCGGCGGAGACGCCGTTCCAGCCGATCATCAGGCGGTCAAGGGCCTGCCGCTGGGCGATGGCCGCAGTGAGGCGGGTCTGGAAGTCCGGGAATTTGGCCCAGGCATCGAGCAGCACGTAACGGAAGGCGCTGTCGAAGTTGGTCTGCTTGCAGGTGTAGTCGTCCTTGGACAGAGCCTGATGCTCGCCAGGGTTACGGCGGTTGCCGCCTGCGGTGTCGGTACGGCTGGCGATCGGGCCGTTGACGCCCAGCAGTAGGGCCTCGCCCGACTGCTCCATCACGCCGATGACGTTGATGCGGCCGAGCAGCGCGGTGGATTCCTGGATGGCAGTCTCGAGGTTCTGCTGCACGCTGGGCTCGACGTTGAACTTGACGGCGGCGCTGTCGACGCCGTTCAGCTTGGCTACCTGTGCCAGGTAGCCGTTGTAGGCGATTCGGGTTTCGTTACGCATGGTGTGCTCCGAGTGGGCGCTGGTGATGGGTCAGAACTTGGCCAAGGCTTTGCCGTCGCCGCCGGTGGCGGGCGGGCGCTGCTGTTGGCTGTGGTCCTCGGTATCGCTGAGGCGCGTGACCAGATCGGCCAGCTCGGTTTCGAGCTTGTCGACCTTGGCGCTCAGCTCCTGGCGAGCCGTCTGTTCTGCGGTGAAGGCTTCGCCCTGCTCCTGAGCGTGCGAGGCGAGGGCCTCAACCGCTTCGGTCAGCTCGGAGAACTGGGCGTCGTCCTTGACGGCTTTGTCCTTGCTCTTGCCGAGGGCTTCCATCACACGGGAGAACAGGCCGGCGACCTTGCTCTCGCTGTCGGTGACTTCCTCGAATTCGAGGGCAACTTCGATGGCCTCGGAGAACAGGTTTTCCGGGTCATTCTTCCGTGCCTTGAGGGGGTTGGCGTCGGGGTGCTGGGCGCTAAAGGTGAGCATCTCGGTACCCAGGCTGGCTGGGGTGTCGGTGACGGCGATGCCGTCCAGATAGGCGCGACCGGTGTCGGCGAACTTCGGGCGGATCTCGATGCTGGTGAAGATCTTCTGCCGCGCCTTGTTCAGGGCGATGAGGTCGGCGGTCGGCTCGATCTGGGCGAACAGGGCCAGCTTCTTCTTGCCGGCAATCTCGACTTCTTCGGTTTTCAGGGCGACGACGTCGCCGTAGGCCTTGAACGGGCCGTCCGGCAGCAGGCTGCGGAAGTGCTCCAGCCAGACCCGGGCGCCATAGGTGTTCGGGTTGTAGGTTTCGGCAGCATCCACCAGCCATTGACGTTCGATGGTGCGGCCGTCGGTGGTGGCGCCTTCGACGGCGACGCGGAAGAACTTGCTGCGGTACTTCTTGGCTGTGGGGTTGTTTGCGGCCATGGGGCTTTCCTCAATCCGGGGCTGTGGGCCTTTCGTTGAGGGCATGGTCGGCACCCGGCGGGGGCGCGGCAACGCGGTTGGCGTGTAGGACAGAGCGATACAGGACGCGCCGGTAGGGGCTCGCGCGCGCGAGCGGCAGCATCGGCGCCATGAACGCTATCGTCGAACTCCCTACCGATCACCGCCGCCACGCCAAGCACCTGTATTGGCAGGGCTACCGCGTCTGCGAGATCGCCGAGCTGCTCGGCGAGAAGGAGAAGACGCTGCACAGCTGGAAGGCCCGGGACGAGTGGGACCGGGCTACGCCGTTGGAGCGCATCCAGGCGGCCACCGAGGCCCGCCTGGTGCAGCTAATCCTCAAGGAACCGAAGAGCGGCTCGGATTACAAGGAGATCGACCTGCTCCACCGGCAAATGGAGCGGCAGGCCCGAATCCAGCGCTACCAGGACGGTGGTACCGAAACCGACCTCAACCCGGAGCTGGCCAAGCGCAACGCCGGGGAGAAGCGTAAACCCAAGCGCAACGACATCACAGAGGAGATGGTCGAGAAGCTCGTCGAGGCGTTCCTCGACGGGTGCTTCGACTACCAGAAAGACTGGTACCGAGCAGGTAACCAGCGCACTCGGGCCATTCTCAAGAGCCGGCAGATCGGCGCGACGTTCTACTTCGCCCGCGAGGCGTTGATCGATGCGCTGACCACCGGGCGCAACCAGATTTTCCTGTCGGCCAGCAAGGCGCAGGCGCATATCTTCAAGGCGTATATCCAGGCCTTCGCCCGCGACACTGTCGGGGTGGAACTCACCGGCGACCCGATCATCCTGCCGAACGGCGCCGAGATGCACTTCCTGGGTACCAACGCGCGCACCGCGCAGGGCTACCACGGCAATTTCTACTTCGACGAATTCTTCTGGACGTTCAAGTTCAACGAGCTGAACAAGGTGGCCAGCGGCATGGCCATGCAGAAGCAGTACCGGCGCACCTATTTCTCGACGCCCAGCTCGATGGCGCACGAGGCCTATTCGTTCTGGACGGGCGAGCGCTTCAACAAGGGCAAGCCGGCGGCCAAGCACCTCAAGCTGGATGTGAGCCACGACGTGCTGCAGCAGGGGCGGCTGTGCGAGGACCGCATCTGGCGGCAGATCGTCACCATCCTGGACGCCGAAGAGCGTGGCTGCGACCTGTTCGATATCGACGAGCTGCGCCTGGAGTACGACGCCGCGGCTTTCCAGAATTTGCTGATGTGCCAGTTCGTCGACGACGGGGCGAGCATCTTCCCGCTCAACCTGCTGCAGCCGTGCATGGTGGACAGCTGGTCGGTGTGGACGGACTACCAGCCGATGGCAATGCGGCCGTTTGCCGATCGGCAGGTATGGGTGGGCTATGACCCGGCCGAGTCTGGCGATTCCGCCGGGCTGATCGTGGTGGCGCCACCGCTGGTACCGGGCGGCAAGTTCCGCGTCCTGGAGCGGCATCAGTTCCGCGGAATGGACTTCAACGCACAGGCCGAGACGATCCGCCAGGTGACGCGCCGCTACTGGGTGACCTACATCGGCATCGACACCACCGGTCTGGGCAGCGCGGTGGCGCAGCTGGTGCGTCAGTTCTTCCCGGGCTTGAAGACCTTCTCCTACAGCCCGGAGGTGAAGACGCGCTTGGTGATGAAGGCCTGGGACGTGATCAGCAAGGGCCGGCTGGAATTCGACGCCGGCTGGACTGACCTGGCGTCGTCGCTGATGGCCATCCGCAAGACGGTGACGCCGGGAGGGCGCCAGTTCACCTATACCGCCGGGCGCAATGAACACACGGGCCACGCCGATCTGGCTTGGGCGCTTTTCCACGCACTGCACAACGAGCCGCTGGAGGGCCAGACCGTGGCCAACACCGGCATCATGGAGATTTACTGATGAGCAAACGTCGCAACCGTAACCAGCAGGTGGCCACCACTGACCAGGTGCGCGAGGGCGAGGTGCTGGCCAATGGTGAGGGCGGCCAGTCGATGGCCTTCACGTTTGGCGATCCGATGCCAGTGCTCGATGGCCGCGAGATCCTGGACTACCTGGAATGCTGGGCCAATGGCCGCTGGTACGAACCGCCGGTCTCGCTGGACGGGCTGGCGAAGTCGTCGAAGGCGAGCGTCTATCTACAGTCGGGCCTGATCTTCAAGCGCAACGCGCTGGCCCGCACCTTCATCCCGCACCGGCTGCTCAGCCGAGCGGCTTTCGAGCAGATCGTCATGGACTGGGGCTGGTCGGGCAACCTCTATCTGGAGAAGCGCGACAATATGCTGCGCCAGGCGCTCGGCCTGCAGCCCTGCCTGGCGAAGTACATGCGGCGCGGTACCGACCTTGCGACCTACTACCAGGTGCGTGGCTGGAAGGACGAGCACGAGTTCAAGACCGGCAGCATCTGCCACCTGCGGGTGGCGGATATCAACCAGGAGGTCTACGGGCTGCCGGAGTGGCTGCCGGCCCTGCAGAGCGCGCTGCTCAACGAGAGCGCCACGCTGTTCCGGCGCAAGTACTACCAGAACGGCAGCCATGCCGGCTTCATCCTGTACATGACCGACGCGGCGCAGAACGAGGACTTCGTCACCGACCTGCGCAACGCGATGAAGAACAGCAAGGGGCCTGGCAACTTCCGCAACCTGTTCATGTACGCGCCGAACGGTAAGAAGGACGGGCTGCAGCTGATCCCCATCAGCGAGGTGGCGGCGAAGGACGACTTCGGCGCGATCAAGAACATCAGCCGCGACGACCAGCTGGCGATGCTGCGCATCCCGCCCCAGCTCATGGGCGTGGTACCGCAGAACGCGGGGGGCTTCGGTTCGATCCGGGAAGCGTCTCAGGTGTGGGCCGTCAACGAGCTGGAGCCTGAACAGGCCCGGCTGCGGCAGATCAACGATTGGCTGGGGGAGGAGGTGGTGCGGTTCAATCCGTATGAGCTGCCGGCCACTGCCAGCTGATCAGCTCCCGCACGAAGCAAGCCGCCCATGGGGCGGCTTTTTTTTCGCCTGGATTCGTCAACTCGGTGGCCACCACCACTAAATACGAAGTCAGGACAGTCGCACCTCACATCGACTGTGACCTCTCCCCTGACCGGAGAACGATACATGTACAGCATGATCCTCTTCCCCGGCGACATAGCTGTCGACAGCTCAACCCACCGCTGGTTGATGACCGTCGGCAACATCGCCTACTTCATCCCTCGTTGATGACCCAGAGACCCCGGCGGCAGACACGCCGCTGGGAGTCATCCAGCACCCGGCGCGCGCGCTCGTCCCCCCGCCACGCCCCCGGGCTAAATGTGTCGTTTTTTCCGCGCGCCTGCGGACAGCTCTACGCGGCCCAGGAGTGGGCTGGTGGCTGGGTATGAGGTAGAGCAAAACCCTGCGTTTCCCTGCAGGAAGAGCGGTTCTGGACGCTCCCGAGCTGTGTCCGGGGTATGGGCTTATGGGGGGCGATTTTCAGAAAGAGTAATTTCTGCAATCTGGTTGCAGACCGACCCTGGAGGCCGCGTGGTTCGGGGGTTCTGAGATTACAAAGGGAGGTAACTTAGAGGTAATCAAAAAGGTAATTTTTTCTAAGGTGCTGATTTTGAAGGCATTTTTAGAGGCCCGATATCACCCTATAAAAGAGTAACCAGATTACCTTTATGTTACTTGGAAGTTACCTTTTGCCATCGCCGGAAAAGCCTTGCAGATCAGGGCCTTGCGCCCGTTTCCCGGTCGATGTTACGGAAATTACTCTTTTTGCAGACCCCCCACTACCTGAGAAAACAGCCTCACGTGTGGGGCGCGTGCGCAGGTACGCGACGGTTCTGCTTGTTACGTGGCTTGTTACGCTAGCCTGCGTCGGCATCAGCCTTTATAGGGCTGGAGGCCTTGGTATTCGTGGTGCCGGCACCAGGAGTCGAACCCGGGACCTACTGATTACAAGTCAGTGTCAAAGCTAGGTTTTCCACAGGTCGTATCAGCAAAATTGACAAGCTTTAGTGCTAATTAAGTCTTTGATTATAAAGAAATCTGTAGATTTTACTGGGCTGCGTAAAAGAATCTAACCGCTGATTAATCTTTAGTCAAATCCCTACCCCAAACCTACCCCAGGCGCTATAGTCCTACCCCAAACCTACCCCGGAATTGGTCAGGAGCGGGCAGATGAAACAGCGCGTGGCGATGAAGGAACATATCCTCCAACGGCTCAAATACGACCCCCTCAAGGGGCGTCAGGACTACCTCGACCCACCCATGCCGGGGCAGGGCACGTTCGGCGTGCGAGTCAACAAAACATGCATAAGTTTCATCTTGCTCTACAGCTTTCATGGCCATCCCCGGCGCCTGACCCTGGGCAAATACCCCGAGCTGTCCCTGGCGGAGGCGCGCTCCCAGGCCGCGCAAGCCAGTGAGCTGCTCAAGCAGGGGGTCGATCCCGGGCAGAAAAAAATCGTCGAGTTGGTCGAGTACCGCACCAGCCCAACCCTCGAAGAGGCGATGGAGAGCTACTTGGCGTGGGCCAAGGTCAACAAGAAGTCTTGGGCTGAAGATGAGCGCATGCTGCGCAGCGAATTTGTCCCGCACCTCGGGCGCACCAAGATCGGCGATGTCACCCGTAAGCAAGTGATGGCGCTGCTCGATCACAAAGCGAAGACGGCGCCGGTGCAGGCCAACCGCTTGCTGTCAGTGATCCGCAAGCTGTTCAACTTCTGCGTCGAGCGCGCGATTCTTGAGGCCACGCCGCTGGTGAAGATGAAGCATGTGGCCAAGGAAACGCGGCGCGAACGCAGCCTTAACCGGCATGAGTTGGTGTGGTTTCTGCACCAGTTGGCAGGGGCCTCGTTGACGACCAATACCCGGTTTTCCCTGTTGCTCAGTCTGATGCTGGCGCAGCGTTCCGGGCGCATCGTCAGCATGCGCTGGATCGACATCGATCTCGACGATGTGATCTGGGATCGCAGTGGCCTGTTTGAAAAAAACGAAAATCCGATTGCCATTCCGCTGTCCGAGGATGTGCTGAGCATTTTGAAATACCTGCGTGAGCGGCAGGTTCAGTACGTGATGTCGAAAGACCCTGAGCGCTGGGCTGACAGTAAAAAATTGCCCAGCCCGGGGCAGTACGTGTTCCCGGGGCGCTGGCCCACCAAGCCGCAGACGCAGCCCTCACTCAATCGCGCGATGCGCCGCTTCTACGATGACTATGTGAAGGATCAGGAGCGACTCGAAGAGGAGAGCCTACTGCGTGTTGCCGATGGCTATCCGCGCCCGACCGTGCATGACTTGCGCCGTACGGCGACCACGCACATGTCCAAGCATGGCTGGGGCAAGGAAGTGCGTAGCCGCATCCTGAATCATAAGGATGTTTCGGTGGATGCGATCTATGACCGGTACTCGTACTTTGAGGAAAAGGCTGAGGCGCTCCAGGGGTGGCATGCCTACCTGAAGGGGTTGCTGCAGAAAGAGTTTGGTGACGTGGATTGGGTCGAGTTCTACGGGCGGCGCATGGAAACCTAG